TCAATTCAGCAAACATGGCGTCAAACAACTGGCTAGATGTAGGCGCAGTCACAACAACCTTGTTTGGATAACGCAATAATAAAAACCAAAGCATTGCCCAGGACGCTGTTGTTGACTTCCCAGTACCGTGGCCGGATTTTACACTCATCTTCCGAGTGCCTTTAGCTAACGCCTCAAGAAACTCACACTGATAATCAAATGGCTCTGCACCCAACATCTCACGCACAAAACGCACAGGATCATTACGGTAAACCTCAACAAACTCTTCAAAAAAATTTTCAGTCTTCATGATCAATAACCTTAGTCGTGTCGTGAACCAACTTTGTCTTGCGCAACGCATCCAAATGCATATCACCAAGATTTAACGTAACTGAAGTTTGATTGGCTCTAGCGCCATAACGCTTCTGGTTCCAAGCAGACGCAATAAACCGATGCTGCGCCACTTCCTCGCGCGCAATAGAAACATCCAACGCACTTATCTCTGCTTGCTTGCTACCTGGGTCTGCATTGTTGCGCTCGTTCTTGCGCTCCTCGCGTAACCTACGCATTACCTCATTGCCCATCTCTGCATGCGCATCTGCCGCGTCCTCACGCACCGCCTCAATAGCCCTGCCAAAAGTCTCATGCTTGGTAAGCAACTGATGCAAATATCCGCGATCCAAATCTAACTCCCTAGCAAGCTTCAAAATAGTACCGCCAGACAATAAATATTCCTTGAGGTATTCCTCACCGCCTCGCTTCTCAATCTCAGCTAAAGCTTTTCTTTTCTTTGGTCTGCCTGCCATTTTTTTTCTCCTTAAAGTTAACTTAAAACAAACATGGGGTAGGGGGCAAAATTAGACGCAGACTGTGTGAGATGTAGTACAAGAACTACCCCCATCCCATTGGAGGCCCGGGGGGGGTTTTTCGGCATTCCCGGGAGCTTTTGGCAGTCCCAAAGCACAGCATCTTGTACCCAATCAGCATATCGACATTTGCTTTTAATTTGATCAGCATATCGACGAAATAATTGTCATAATCTATATTATCAGAATAACTCATGCATTTCCCCCGACAATGCCTTGCGCGCGCGCCCGCGCGAGGGTGATGTATGTCGCCCCTTGTTTTTATGGTGGAAAGCTGGCGCTTGTAAGTGATCAGGAAGAGAGGAATAATCAACGATACAAGCGCCAGAGGTAACGCCATTCCGGGAGGAAGAAGGCGTTGAGCAGTGTAGATAGAAGCGAGATCTATCACCTATGAGTTTACTACAATTCATTGCACCAACCTAACTTAGTCGTCATCAGATTGCAGTCTGTAAGCAATCGCCAAGTAGTTGATCTGATCAAGGATACTATCCTCATGGAACCCAGTGTGATCCATCCTTGCAGCTTTGAGTTCACTCATCATGCGCGCCACATCAGTTTCACTGATATCAGCACGTAGCTTACCATTGAGCACTGAGCTCCAACGCTTTGCTATTGATTGATGAAGAGGGCGCGCATCACCATAACTATCTTCTCTGTCTTGGATAATGTTATGGCATCTATCGAATATTGTTTTGTATTTCATCTTTTGTCCTTGCTCTGTATCTTGCGTAGCCTCGATCACTCACAACCTTCACATAGTTACGATCAATGAGGAGTTGCATTTGTGTAATCATATCTCGTTTAGTTTCATCCATTGCGCCTGCTAGATCATCCAGGCTCATATCTCCTTGCTCCCTCAAGAACGTGACAATGTGCAGTTCATATCTTGTTAATGGTTCTCTCCACTTACGTTTCTTCTTGTCGTCTGGCAGTGCTGCGCGGAAGCCAAGTCTTGCTCGTTCTCTTTCAAACTCCATCATCTTTAGTTTCATCTCATCCTCGTTCATCTTCCAATTCCAACTTACGATTGATGATTGCCTGGCGTTGCCATTCATTCCATCTCTTCAATTGATGTGCGTTGAGATATTTCCTGCGATTAGCAACTGAATCTAATTCTTCCAGAGTTGTGATTTCATCTAGGATCTTGAGAAAATCCTTTTCCTTCAGATCTGAATAATCTGGAGCTTTCCATGCTATCCTTTTGAGGTCTTCTACAGTGATCATCTTAGCGTACCACTTCGCAAGCGTAACAGTAACAACCCCTTAAGGGGTTTGTTACAGTCGTTACACCCTGCATTGCCATGTAACATTTGACGTAACAAAGCGTAACATAGCGTAACACTTGCATTGTTTTATGTAATGCTTTGAGTAGGTTAGCCATTATGTGTTTTTGGTACACCATGTTACGTTTTCCTTATTTTGTGTTCATTGCGTAACAACCAGTAAAATCCCTCATTTATGGCCATTTCACCCTTCCCAACGAGCCCTTTAGTGGCGCGTGAGTAGGACTGTCTGTTGTTGGTTGTTGCTACTTTTCCATAGTAGTGGGTGCGCAGATCATCATCTGAAATGATCCATCTTGTTCCACCCTCTGGCCATCCGGCACCGCTTGGACATTCCTTACCAATGCGATCACCCCAGAGTTGTGTGAAGCATTCAATGACAATCTTTTCATTTTGGTTGAGTTTAGTTCTGGCTTCTCTTTGGCGTTCCTCATCAACTGGTGTGATGTAGCAACTTGTTACCTCATCACCATCCTCATCCATTCCCAGAGTCACTGTGTTTAATTCGAATGCAAACTCATCATCAGATGCTATCTCACGTTGCTTGGTAGCTTTGGCAAAGCGGATCTTTGATTGTTCATCTACTGCCAATTCTATTTCTGTGTCGGTTGCGGCTCTGAGTGAACTGTGTCCTCTAGCACCATCATTGGCTTTACCTGAGTGGTGCACTGTAAGGACTGTGCATTGTGCATGGTCGCGTAGCATGTCGCTACATGAAATATAGGCCGTCATTGCTTCTGGGGCGTTCTCGTTACCCCCAGCAAGGGCTCGCGATAATGTATCGATCACGATTAATTGGATATCTCCATATTGTTCTTTGACCATATCAATGAGGGTAAACAGTTTGGGTATATCTGCGTTGGGATCTAATAGATTGATGGGGCAGGGACGTATTGCTAATGGAACGTCTTCATCACCATAGTGATCTTGTATTGCTCTTGCTCTGTTTAGGTAGCCAGAACCTCCCTCTGCGGCCATATAGAGCACAACACCTTGCTTGACTCTGTGTTCATGCCAATCTCTTCCGGCAGCTACATGGTACGCCATATCAAGTGTGAAGAAGGATTTACCTACATTGGATTGCCCATAGACAACGCACATCTGTTCTTTGCCAAGCCAACCTTTAATGAGGTAATTGCTTTTGAGTACAGGTTGCGCGTCATTGATCCACACCAGTTCATCCATAATGGATTGGGGTGTGATGAGTTTAGCTAATCCAGAGGACACTTGATTTAACCCCAGAGATTGGTGGACATCGTTCCAATCTGTGTCCTTTGCTTTGGGCACTGCGTAAGGTTTACCAGTTTTCTTTGCGGCTTCCTGTCCACCTCCATTAGCGTCATTATCTGCCGCTATATAGAGATCTATTGAAGGCCACTCTAAAGCCAGAGCCTCACACACTGGGGCTAAATTCGATTTATCCAGAGCAAAGATAACTGGATGTGATTTCTCAAGTGCCATGTGGACTGACACAGAAGTGGCCCATCCCTCTGCAACCCAGACTTTGCCGGGATTAGTTGGGTTAAATTTTCCTACAACACCAAACACTCCAGAGCTTTTAGAAAGGCCTTTATTGAATTTTTTAATTCCATTAGGTTTGATAGTTTGGATACCAACCTTTTCTTGCTTTGTGTTGAACAAAGGTACAACTACATCCATTCCCTCAAGTGATGCTCCAATGAGTTCCACACCTTTTTTGGTATGGTAGGGCGTGAGATCATCAAATTGCCCAGGCATTGCACTTTGTATGGGGACAACATTGCTTTGTTGGTTTGGTAGAGGCCAACATCCGTCATGCTCAAGTATCTTCACAATATCTGTAAAGCTCTGGCATTGTCTGCACTGAAACTTGACTAATCCATCAGATGATGGGTTGATCCAGAATCTTGTTGATGGCCAGTCATTGTGTCCGCATGAGGGGCACGGACCGTGCCACTCATTTCCTTGTTGTTTTAAATCGTAGCGCGTAATTATGCGCTCAGACCATTCAGACCATGTTGCTTTGGGATACTCATCCATCTCAAAAGGGAATCTCATCGTCAAAGTCATTAGAAGCAGTGTT